TACGGTCAGTTATTTCGTCATCCGTAGGTGTATCTACAAAATCGTTTTCAATTTCATAAATAAAATCTTCTTTCAATTCATCCATGAATTGATAGTAATTAAATTTATCTTCTGTCATTCTTCCTCCCATTCGGCAACCATATCCTCAAAACATTGAGGATGTATGCCTGTGATTAATTGTTCTCTAAGTCCTTTGGACATAGAAGGAAAACAATTCTGTATTAGTTCCCCTTGATTGTAATAAAACAATCCCTGTGCCTCGACATCAACGAGGCCTGTGTCACCACATTGTATGCACTGCTTAGTTTTTACAGTGTAAAAATGTCCGTCAGCATTGAATTTTTCGTCAATTACATTCATGTTTTATTCCTCCTCAGCTATAAGCTGTTTGATATTTGGTATGGATATTAATTTAAAGTTAGAAATTCTATTTCTAATGTGTCGTTCCAAACAAGTTGCTGTACATAAGTACAAATCTAGTTCGGTAGAGTGGTACATATAGTCTTCCGTGTGTGAAAGACTTTCCTCGCACTCTTCACACTCAAAGTCCCATGCATTGTCAATGAGAAAATGGTTGTCCTCACGGACATAGTCATCGCCATAACGATGAGTAGATAAAAAGTTTTCTAACTTTTCTACTGTTGCAATATGCTTTTGTAAAATAGCATTCCATTTGTCAGCCATTGTTATCCTTTCTTAATAAAAAATATCTTCACTACGTATCAGATATTTTTAATTACTCCATCCAAATATGGAATGTTTACTTGTATAGTAAGCACCGTCATATTTATTTTTGCAATGTTTTCTTGACCAATTTATTAAATTGGTATAACTAGCATAACGTTCCGACCATTCTTCGTATAATGTCATACCTGATGGTGTAACGTTATTGTATATAGCGTCATCTGTCATACCCATTTCTTTCTTAGCAAAATCAACAGCTTTGTCTAATGTACCATTGATAACAGTGTTATCAGGGTCACTTAGCCATGCTACGATGTCTTTAAATTCTTTAACTTTCATTTTTTGCTTCTTGTCTTGCTTGATAGAGTTTTAATACGTCAAGTATTAACTCTAGTTTTTCCATATCATCCCACATAACTTCGTTATTTTGGAATTTAATGTTTTCAATAGTAGTTTCTAGTCTGTCTATGACAGAATATCCATATATTTGTAAGTCAGTTAATTTCATATTTTCCTTTCTAACCTAACGGTTCGTTGCAGTTCTCACATTCATACTCGTTAAGGTATATAACGTTACCTGCATCCTTCAATACCCATTGGGGTATTTCTGTAAAACAATTCATACAGTCTAATTGACTGTTTTCATCTAGTTCTAAGTCTTCATCCGATAACCCTGTTATCGCTTTGTAAAACTCTGCGTCATTTAATAGCATATAATTCCTTTCTGTACACGATGGTTAGCTACTGCTAACCATACATGCATCTGTAAACTTCTTTGTATCAAAGTTTGGATTATCTTCTTCAAGTGTCTTTGACACTTCAAAGATAACGTTTGTTAAGGTATCAAGGACAAAGTCCTTACCTTCGTCTTTCTTGTCACTTGTGACAAGGTTTAAGAAGCTATCTTTAGTAGCTTGTCTGATAGCTTCAGCTATCATTTCATAGTGTTTTCTAGTCATTGCGACCGTCCTTCCATGTGTGTATGATTTCTTTGAAATCGTAATAGATTTCTTCACACACTACTTTAAATACTTGCCATGCAAGTACCGTAAAAACTACGGATAAGGTAACCAATATAATTGGTTGTAACCAACTAAGCATTGACTACCTCATCTTCGATGATATCATCATCGATTTGCATTAAGTCTATGTAATACCAACGTGGTTCAGTTCTATTCTTACCGAATAGCATGTCTAGTTCAGCATCAATAGACTGTTCGATGAAACTATCAGTTTCAAAGTCCATGAAGCGTTCCCACATAGGTGCTACGGTTGTTGACTGTAAGTCAATTTCGGCAAAGATATCTTGGCCGTATTCGACATAGTCGTTGTATAGTTCGTCGTATTCATCAGTGAATACCATGTTATTGATTATCATATCCGTCCTTTCCGACAGTAATTTGTATAAAAAATACTTTCACAAGTATCAAGTATTTTTATACAGTACAGCAATTATCAGCACCGTCTAATGCTTTATGAATAAAGCCATTAGGACATTGTGTCGCTTCTACTTTATCTTTGGCTTTAAAAAGCCAAAACGGTGTATTTTCCTCTTGCACTTGTAGGCGATGTTCCATATCAGCAATGATATGGCCTTCTTCGTTTCGCCATTTGCTTGGTTCAGGTATCGCTCTGCGATACTTACGTCCACGAGCAAACGCTACTTTACAAGCTACACAAGTAGCTTGATTACCTCTTGCTTGAAAAGAGGTGTCACAAAACTTACAGTTTTTATACATAGTGAACCTCACATACATGGCCAAGAACACCGTCAACGACGGTAAGATACTTGACAGGTTCTTGTAGCAAAGCTACGTCACAAGTTAAACAGAACATTTGTCCCACCTTTCTATAATTTATTTACTTCACTCTAAAGAGTGAATAAATTATAGGTTGCAATACAACCCACAATTTTCAGTGCAAAGCACTGTTTCTTCAATCTTGTGCAGTCCCCAATACAAAGTATTGCCAACCATACAACAGTCAGTTCCCTCGCAGTCACTTGTGGGATAGTCACCCTCGATGAAAAGCGTGTAACTATCACGAGTGTTTGGAAACCAATGTAAGTGATGCTCACTTACATAGTCGTTTTTTACCCAACCGTTAGTGTTTTCGTCTAAGTCTGCAAGACTTACAACTGGATAACCGAATAATTCAGTAGCCATGAACAATCCCCTTTCTATATATTTATTTGTTCACAAATGAACCAAATAAATATATAGGTTTTCATTGACCCATAATTTCTGAAAGAAATTCAACACCTGCACAGGAAGACGAAGTCTTTACAGGTACGTGAATTATCGAAGATAATTTTGCTAGTTTTTACCAAGAAAACATTTGTAGCAAAGTAAAACATTATATGTTTTATTCCTCGACAAAGGAAGACAAACCCTAACAATACGTAGTATTGTTCAATCAAACCATACCATATCTAGTACCACTACATGTTGTAGTACAACATATAGTGTATCGTCAGAACTGGAGAAACGTTGCATTAGCAACGGAACGTCTGACAGAACGTTTGACCCACACATGTAAACCGAAGGTTCACACATGTATATACGTACCCTGTAATTTATTTACTGGTAAACGTACAATAAAAGTAGAAAAACCCTTTTATCTATTGAACGTAAAACGATTTGGGCAGTAACGGACATATACGGTAGTGCGTAAAAAATTTTGAAATTTAATGTTACAAAATGCCTTGGGTAGTCAGTTTGAGGTAATCCCTTTCACTTTCTTTTAAAAAGTCGCTGACCTTTCTGCCGTCCGATAGCTCTTACCTGTACAAGATTTATCCATTAAACTTGTTTGTTGGTATTATTTATACCATAATTAAAAACATAACACAAGTTAGTAAGGATTATGGCTAAAAACGTTCGATGTGGCAAAGTAGGTTGTCAGAAGAAACTACCACAAGGTAGAAGAAAATACTGTTCTGATAACTGCCAGGCAGCACAGTACATGCGTAATAGACGTAGGGGTAAAGAAGAAATAAAACCTATTAATGCAGAACGTGATACTGCAGCGTCTGCACGTCGTGGTCCTCTCTATGAAGCATTTAAAAAATCAGAACTAGCAGACCAGGTAGCAGAAGGCAATATAGACCAAAAGGATGCAGCAGAACTACTAGGCACAACCAGTGCTTCCATCTCTCGTTTACTAGCAGCATACAAAGAAGACCAATATACAGAGGGCTTACAAGAAGACTGGTCAGTATCTGATGAAGCCTTAGATAATACAAAAAATTTTTCGACGTTTAGAGATACATATTTTAGAACAGAAACTGGTGAGAAGTACGAAACAGCAGACTTTCATACAAAGTGGATAAATAACATTGTTGACGCTATAGAACATGGTAAGGAACTTGTTATCTTGTCGCCACCACGTCATGGTAAGACAGAACTGTTAGTACATTTTGCTGTGTGGCAAATAGTACGTAATCCGAACATTCGTATTATGTGGGTAGGTGGTAACGAAGACATAGCTAAGAACGCAGTATCAGCCGTGCTAGACCACTTAGACAGCAATGTAACATTGATAGAAGACTTTTGTGGTCCTGGTGCAGGATTTAAACCTGACACACGTAGTGGTAAGAATTGGTCACAAAATCAATTTACTGTTGCTACTAGAACTGTTACTGGTATTAAGTCACCAACTATGGTTGCCGTAGGTAAAGGTGGCAAGATATTATCTCGTGACTGTGACTTAATAATTGCAGACGACATTGAAGACCACAGTACAACAATACAACCTAGTAACAGAGAACATACTAGAAGTTGGTGGACTACTACCCTATCTTCACGTAAAGAAGAACATACAGCTATTGTTGTTATTGGTTCAAGACAGCATCCTGACGACTTATATCATCACTTGTTAGGTAATGACCAATACGAAAACATTGTAGAGACAGCACACGATTTAGAATGCACTGAAGCAGAAGACGATATAGAACTACACAATGATTGTATGTTATGGGGAAATAAACGTACATACAAATGGTTGAAGTCACGTATGGCAGCAGCAGAGACAACAGGTGGCCGTAACGTGTTTGACATGGTGTATCTAAACCAAGCATACAGTGTTGGTATGACAATATTTAATTTAGAAGATATAGAAAATTGTTACAGGTCTAACTTAACTATTGGACACATACCACATCAGAATTTACATTTAGTAGCAGGCCTTGACCCTGCATCTAGTGGACATCAAGCTGCATTTCTATGGGGCTATGACATTGTTAAAAAAGAATATTACATGATTGACAATGACAATAGAAAAGGTGGTGGTACTAAGGCTGCATACGAAGTTATTAAAGATTGGTTTGAAAAATATAGATTACGTGAATGGGTTATAGAAGAAAATGGTTTTCAGACTGCAATTAGACAAGATGAGAAGATAAAGCGACTTGCCTTAGAATGTGGTATTGTATTAACAGGAACAAAGACTGGATTAAATAAACATGACCCTATGTTTGGAGTTGGTGCGATGAGTGAATTGTTCGAGGAGGGTCGTATACATTTACCAGTTGGCGATGGTATAAGTAGAGATAAAACAGGTGCTTACAAATCACAGTTAGTTTATTTTGATGGCAAACCACAAAATAAAAGAACTAAGCACAAAACTGACTTAGTTATGGCATCGTGGTTTCCTATGAAAGTTTTTAGAAGAATGACTAAAGAGAGGTCAGCAATGATAGGGTTAGATTACGTACCTAGTTTTGGAGACTGGGATATAAGCGATTGGAACGAAGCACCTTGGCAATAATGAAAAAAAACGTTAAGACAATTATTGATAATGTCAATGCTTTAATGGACAACAACCAAGACCAACAGGTAATGCGTTATCGCATTCGTTCTATTATGGATGGTGGCGTAGAAGGCATGAGGTCACTACTTGGTGCAAACATGGATAACATGGACATCGATACATTACCTGCACCAAACCTATTAGTTTCAGGATTAGACAGACTAGCACAAAAAATATCAGGAGTTCCTGACATTCGTGTTGATAGAGTAAATGACAAAGACAGTGAACGTGCTAGAAAACGTGCAGAGAAAATCGAACGTATTGTTGCTTCTTATGATGAAAAACAAAAACTTAAAAATCAATTAGGACAAATATCTAGGTGGCTACCTGGTTATGGTTATTGTTCTTGGGTTATTAAAACAATTAAAGATGTAGAT